AATTGAATTGGACGGCGGTTCGGCGGATCACGTTAAAATTACATATATAACGGCCGGATTAAATGATTCGTTAATAAGACAGGCGATGTTGCAATTAATATCAACGTACTACGACAATCGCGCCGATTTTAATTCTGAAGGCTCAAAAGAAACAACGGAAATTCCAACGTCAACAAAGACAATTTTAACGTCTTATAAATCAATGTTTCTATAATGAACGCCGGAAAATTAGATTCTAAAATAACAATTAAACGTTTGACAAAAACGCCGGACGATTTCGGCGGTTTCAATTCCACATTGTCCGACGTTGCAACGGTATGGTGCAATTTAAAGCAAATTAAAGGCGAAATAAACGAGAAATTTGGCAAACGTTCACAAGACATTGAAGTCGAAATAACAATGCGTAAAATGACCGCTGATTTGATTCAATTAGGCGACATTTTTACATTAGAAAATGAAACGCAAAAATATAGAATAAACGACAAATTTGAATTTGATTTGGATTTTTATACTAAACTATTAGCAACAAAATCGGATTAAATGAATGTCAATATAAAAATAGATCAATCGGATTTATCAAAACTTAAAAAGAAGTTAGACAATTTACGCGCATTTGAATCGCAAAAGTTGTCTAATGAGTTGGGCAAAACCGCGTTGGATATTGTTCGTTTGGCAAAACGTGAGGTGAAATATGATAAAGGCGATTTAAGAAAGAGTATTAAATCAGAAACAAACAAAACAACAAAATCCGTTGTTATTGAAGCATTAGCACATTACGCGCCTTATGTTGAATTTGGAACGGGCGGTTCGGTTGATTTAAACGATATGTTGGAATTAGGCATTCCGGCAAGCTATGCGGCCCAATTTAAAGGAAAAGGAATTCGCGACGTTAATTTGCCGGCGCGTCCATTCTTTTTTAGTTCAGGGCGTATTGGATTTAAAAATTTATTAAATCGTCTAAATGGCGAAATTAAAAAAGCTATAAAATAATGTTAGAAGCGATTCACTACGTACGAAAAGCAATCATTGCAAAATTAAATAATAATATTACAATTGACGGTTCGATTGTTCCTATTTATGGGCGCGTTCCAACAAATGCAAGCTATCCATTTATAAGAGTTTATTCGCTATCTAATGACGAAACGGACCAAAACCAAACGTCATTCACAACCGAAACAATTACACGCGTTGAATGTGTTACACGATTTGCAAGTGATGACGGCGGCGAATTGGATTCAAATTTAATGGTTTCAAAGTGTTTGGAATTATTGCGAACGCGTTCCGCAAATTATATTGATTTAAGCGCGAACGGTTTTAATGTATATACAAGCGTAAACGAAGGCGTTAAATATTTACAAGACGATTTATCGGACTTTACATATTTTCGCGCCATTATTGAAATATCAAATAAAATTGAACAAATCGACGCGGTTGGCGGTTTACAAAGTGAATTACAAAACGAATTACAATCCTAAAAATTAAAAAATGGCTAAAATAACCTACACAAATAAAACAGATAATCAAACTTCAGTATTGCCGGCAATTAATAAAGTAACGGCCGCTGATTTGAATGAAATAAAAACTTCAGTAAATGCCGCTTATGATAAATTCGGCGGTTTTGCAGACTATGAAGACGCAACAACAAGCGGAACGCCTATAAGTTTAACGGCGGACACCTGGACCGATTTAACAAATGATAAAGCCGGCGCAAACACTTATTCACATTTACCGTCATATATTAGCGGCGATTTATGGGATTCAGCATCAAACAAAATTGATACATCAAAAGTTGGCGCGAATAAAATTTTATTAATTAGAAATGATTTTGACGTGACCGCCGGCGCTGCTAACACACGATTAGACGCGCGTTTATATTTTCCGGACACCGGCAAAACAATTGAATTTTCACACGATAATATCGCGTCAAATGGCGATCAGGTTCGGTATTCGAGAACAACGCAAATATTCACGAAAACAAGTGAATTAACAAGCGGTTGCAAAATTCAGTTAAAAGCTGATAAAAGCGGCGCGACGGCAATAGTTGAAAATTTTGTTATAACAGTTTTAAGTTTTTAAAAAATGAATGATTTTAAATTATATGTATTAAACACTTTTTCTTTTTTACTTTCATTTACTGAAATTGACGAGGTTTTGAAAATTGTACTATTAGGCATTTCGATAGGATACACCGGGCAACGTTGGTATTATCTAAACAAAAATAAAAGTGACTAAAAATTTTTCGATTTCTGAATTTTATTGTAAATGCGGCGATTGTAAAATGACCGCCGACGTAAAAAACAACGTTTTTAAATTAGCCGAACAATTACAAATTTTGCGCGACAAAGTAAAAAAACCTATCAAAATAAATTCGGCTTTTAGATGCGCCAATTATAACGATAATGTAATTAAGGGCGCTAAACATTCACAACATAAATTGGGCAAAGCTGCGGACATTGTTATTATCGGAATGACGCCAAACGAGGTCCACAAATTAGTTTTTGAAATGGTTGAATGTGACGAATTAAATTTTGGCGGAATTGGAAAATATAACACGTTTACGCATTTAGATATACGCGACAAAAAATCGCGTTGGGATTATACAAAAAAATAATTATGGCAAAACAATCATATAAAGACAAAAACGGAACAACGCGAATTGGCGACGCGCTTCGTTGGTTGGTTGCCAATGGAAAAAAGGTTGCGCCGGAATTGTTAGGTTTAGCCGGTAACATTACAGGAATCGAACCCTTAAAGATTTTAGCCGACAAAATAAATTCAGACAAAGACATTTCACAAATTGACAAAGATTTTTTACTAAAAGAAATTGAGTTCGATATGATTGAAATGCAAGAAATAACAAAGCGTTGGACGTCCGACAATGCGACGGATTCATTTTTAACAAAAAACATTCGTCCATTGGTATTAGCTTTTTTAACTTTAACTTTATTTATTTACATTGTTTTAGATTCGTCAATTGGCGGTTTTAATATTGCGCCACAATGGATTGATTTATTGTCAAGTTTATTGTTGTTAGTTTACGGCGGTTATTTTGGTGCGCGATCCGCTGAAAAAATTGTAAAAACCTGGAAAAAATAAAATGGCAAAGAAACAAACACAAATACAAGTCTTTAAAAAGATTAAAAAGAAACGCAAAGGCGTACATTCCAAAAATAAAAATTCAACGCTTAAAACGTCTAAAAACTACAAAAAACAATATAAAGGTCAAGGCCGTTAAATATCTTTTTAAATTTTTGTATTTTTGCTAAAATCTTATTTTTATGTCATTAGCAAACGAAGCGTCTTTATTATTGATTCCAAGCGGTTACAAATCCGGAAAAGTTTATTCAGTATTTCCAACAGACGGCGACGGCGATTTCACATTTACGAGAGGCAGCGACGGAACGAGAGTTGGCGCGGGCGGTTTGATCGAAACAATGTCGTCAAATATACCTCGATTAGATTATTCAAACAGCGATTGTCCTAGTTTGTTATTACAACCGCAAAGGACAAATATAGTTTATCCAAACACAAGTATATCGGTTTACAGCATATTTAATGGCTCTAAATCTGATAATGTAATTATATCACCAGACGGCGAAAATAACGGTTCTTTAGTTGAATCAAATGGCGGTGGTACTTGTGTTATATATAGAAGTTTTGGAACATCAACAAATACAACATATAATATATCCGTATTTTTAAAAAAAGGAAATTATAATAATATAAGGCTTCAAGAGGGTTTTACAAGTTCTCAAATGGTTGTTGATTTATCAAACGGAACAGAGGTTTCAAGCAATAACGCTACAAATAAAAAAATTGAAGATTATGGTAATGGTTGGTATAGGGTTTCTTTTAACTACACATCGCATCCATCTACAGGTATCGCCCAATATTCTGTTTATATAAATGGTTCAACCGCATCAGGTAATACGTTTTACACTTTTGGCGGGCAAATAGAACAAGGAAGCTATCCAACAAGTTATATCAAAACAACATCAGGTTCAGTAACAAGGTTAAAAGATGTTTGTATAAACGGTGGCGATGCTGATTTGTTTAATAGTGTTGAAGGCGTTATTTTTGCAGAGTTTAAAAACCATACAGAATTAGGCAGTTTTAGACAAATTAATTTAAGGTTAAACTCTACTAATAGAATTTATATTTCTAAAAGGTCAGACAATGCAAGGTTGGAGTTTAGAATGGAAAACCCTTTAGGTCAAAAAAGTCATTCTTTTATTCAAAACACTTCTGATGATTTTGTTAAAATAGCTTTTAGATATGCGCCTAATAATTTTGCTGTATTTATAAACGGAGTAAATAAAAATATATCTTCAAGCGGTAATACATTTGCAAGTGGTACTTTATCTACATTAGAGTTCGCTTCTCCAATTTCAAACCAAAATTTTTATGGAAAAGTAAAAGATTTAAGGATATACAATGAACCTTTAACAAACCAACAATTGACAGAATTAACAACATTATAATTATGGCGCATATAGTAAAAAAATACGAGTTTGAAAATGAATCAATAGTTGATTCTTTAATTAAAAATTTAGGCGTTGACACCGACGAAGACGGCAACGAATATCCAACACACCAAAACGCCATTGTTAAAATTGGTTATTTTATTTTAACGGACGGCGAATATGACGACGAATTAAACGTGATCACACCGCCAATTTTATATGACAAATTTTGTGTTGACGTTTGTTGGAATGACGAAAACGACAACGCGATTAATGATTGGTCCGAGTTTGAAATAAATATCGACAATGAAGGGATTCATTCATTTGCCGGCGTCAAATATATTTCTGATTAATAAAATATTTATTTTGTATATTTACAAAAAATTTAATAAACTTTAA